CCCCTTTCGGGGGTCCGACGTCGGCCGGGTGGCCGAGGTCAAGCCATGGGTGATCCTTTAGGCTTAAAGGTCGCCTTAACTTGGGGTCTAGGACGTACGTGAGTACGCCCAACAGCCCCAACGCGAGTGAGCAATGAGTAACAGGCCACAATCCTCCAAAGGGACTACGAGTCGAAGACTTTTTACTAATGGCAAGCAGGTCGGACCCGTCGACGGGCCGTACGATGATTCCAAGGTCTGGACAAATTCGCGTGATGACGCGAAGCTTCCGGACTGGAAAAGTCGTATTGCCCAACACGTGTCCGCAACTACTACCATTAGTGGTTTTCGATGGAACTTTGCCTACGGGCAGGGTTCTGCCGAGCTCCAATGGAATACGGGTTATGACCCGGTGGCCCAAAAGTGGGCTAACCTAAATCGCCAGACGAGTGATGGTTTTCGAGATATTATCGATTACCAGTTCTCGCCAGGTGATCCCGTTAGCCTTTCTAGCTCAAACGCTCTTATATCCGCTAACACGCGGCTTCTTCAGCAAATCAGAGACACTTATCGTCAGATATCTGGTGGTACTGTCCTTGGTGAGTTGAGGGAGACGCTCCACATGATCAAGAGACCTGCAGCCGCATTGCGCAATGGAGTCGACGCGTACCACGGAGCCGTAAAGGAACGGCTCCGACGTATTGGGTCGAATCGCAAACACGCAGTACGAACTGTTTCGTCTACTTGGTTAGAGTATGTCTTTGGGTGGAAGCCTCTCATCCATGACATAGAAGATGGTATGAAAGCCTTGGCCTTCAAGGACTGGCGCACGTTTGTGCCACTGTCCGCTGGGGGTCAGAGCAAGTCAGCATCTTCCTTCACTACGAACAACGGATACGGTGCTCAGTTCACTTTATGTGGCTGGGAGACCTCGTCTGAAGTTTCGGTGAGGATCAAAGGAGAAGTGGAGACGACTCCGTCGGCGACTTCTGTCGGCGATATGAGTCGTTGGGGTTTCGGTTCCTGGAAGGAAGCAATTCCGACCGTTTGGGAACTTATACCTTACTCCTTCCTTGTGGATTACTTCACTAACGTGGGGGACATCTGCGAGGCCTACGCAACGAATACTGCGAAGGTCATGTGGCTCAATCGTTCCATCCGGAAAACTAACAAGCGTAAGCTTGTGAATGTTCAGGACGACGTGAAGGCCACACGGGCTGGGCTCGGATCTGAATCCGGGCACCAGCGTTACCAAAGCAGCAACGTTTCGTATAGCGGTTACTCGAACGAGATGACCCGATTTAGTCGGGATTCTCCTCCTGTGCCGAGCCTAGGGATCATGGATCTCAGGTTCGACATTCCGGGCTTTGGGAGCAAGAAGTGGCTAAACATTGCCGCCCTTGCGGGACAACGCCGTTGATTTTCCTTTGTTAATTAACGTTGACACAAACAGGAGCTACCCATCATGGGTTTCTCTCCCTCCTCGCCCGTTACCGGCGCTGCCGTTACCGGGCTTACCTCTCCGACGTATACGTTGACGTCGGATACGCCTGCGAATTCCAATTCCAAGGCGTACGCTGTAACCGCCCTCGGCGGTACTCAGACAAACGTGGACTCCCATGCGGCGTCCAAACCGTTCCAACTCTGGGCTTCGCGTCCTGCGAATATCAGGGTTGCCCCTCTGCCCTCCAGTGTGACTGGTATGATTCCCACCAGCCCGAAGAATACCTATTCTGTCGGGTTGCGTAAGGGTGTCGTGCCGGTTACTGGTCAGGCAGCTCAGATCATGCCGTTCCGCGCGGACTTTCCAGTCCCTGCGGGAGCCGACGTGGCTGAGCCTGAGGAGATCCGTGCTGCCGTGAGCTGCTTCATTGGAGCTCTATGGGCGCAGGCGGATGGCATCTCACAGATGCTCATCAATGGCGTCCTCTAACAAAGGGCATATGAAGTTTGAGCTATCGCTCAAGCTTCAACGTTGGTGTGTAGTGGTTCGGTTGGCCCTCCATCGCCCGGTTTTCCACCGGACTTAAAGTGGGCCGATCTTCCTCCTTAACTGTGAAATCGGAGAGGACCTAATGGACATTAGTCCCAAAGCTCTTTTCGAGTGCCTTGAGATGGACCTCCGGGAAGCCGGTCTAAACCCCTCTTCTTTCGTCGATGGGGTTGATGACTACTGGCCCGGAGCTAGCGCCCGCGAGGTGGCCGGTCTGCGACTGTACCGCTCCTTGTTCAAGAAATTGAACGATGAGGAGCATCCAGATGCGCATACTAGGTGCCTCGCAAAATTCCTGCAGAGCGACATGCTCTGCATGAACTGGCGATATGATCCGCAGAATAGCCGTGATGAAGAGTTGTTTGGCCTCTTTAAACAGGAGGTTGACCTCTTCCTTCATCCCGGTGGTGAGTGCTTGGTTCAGTCTTACTTCGACATTTTACGTCGGGGTAGGGCTGGCCCGGGCGCATCGCTTGGTGCGAATGGGCCGGACTTCTACACGAAGTTCTTCTCATCCAAGCTTTCTGCTACGTCCTTCAAGTTGTACGAAATGTACAACGAATTCCTCTCATGGTATCCTGACTGGGTTGATGCGGAGCTTTCACGCTCCCTTCGCCTTGGGGTATGTGAGTTGAGTTTAGGCAACTGCCTAAGTTTCGTGCGAAAGAATCGCGACATAGCCCGTTCCATTTGCACAGAGCCTTCGCTGAATATGTTTTACCAGCTCGGGCTCGGTGATATGCTGTGTGACAGACTTGACGAGGAATTTAACGTCAATATGGAAACACAGCAGACGTGGAACAGATCCATGGCTTGCAGAGGATCTGAGGTCGATGATCTCGTGACCATCGACTTAGAATCTGCCTCTGACTCCGTCGGTGTACCCCTGTGTGAGGCGGTGCTGCCAGAATGGTTCTTTTCTATTCTGGAGCTGCTTCGTTCTCCTCGGACGTGTATCAACGGTGAGTGGGTCGATCTCAACATGATCAGCAGTATGGGGAATGGTTTCACCTTCCCTCTGCAGACGATGTTGTTTTCCTGTGTCGTTCGAGCGGCTCTGCACTTTCGGGGCATTCCGGCTCTGAAAGCTAACCAGGAGATCGTTGGTGACAGCGATCCGACGCGGGGAACCTGGGGAGTATTTGGCGACGACATAATCTGCCACCGCGAGGTTGCAGACGATGTGTGTCGTTTACTCCATCTTCTAGGTTTCCGCGTAAACCGTTCGAAGTCCTATTTTCAAGGACCATTTCGGGAATCCTGTGGCGCTGACTATTACAATGGTCAGCTAGTTCGAGGTGTCTACATCCGTAGCCTTCGAACTGCACAGAACCGATACGTAGCTATCAATCGCTTGAATGAGTGGTCGGCTGTAACAGGTATCTACCTGCCGCAGACGGTCGGCTTCCTTCGCGACTCGGTCCGGGATTTGGCAGTCCCGTATTGGGAATCGGATGATGCCGGCATCAGAATGTGGCACCCGCCTTATCCTAGGTACGACGCAAACCTATCCTTCGTATACACGAAGTACACGGTTGATGTCCCTGCCTTGGAGGTTGGTGATTCTACTCTGAGTCCGATCCGTCTATCGGGCAAAAAGCCCCCGAAAAAACGGATTTACAATCCTTCGGGATTGCTTTGCTCATTTCTTGCGGGCTACGTACGAAATTGCCTCATAACCTTAGCCCTTAAACAAGGCGAAAGGCCGAGGTATCGCACGGTGTCGGATACCGCCCCTCATTGGGACGGCTTTCGACCCGGGACCGGCTTCGCAGCCGACTCCCGTTTTTGGATGCCAAGAGTAATCTTGGCACTACAGCGCAACTTACAGTTGTGAGGTAGCCGGGCATCCCATG